AATTAAATGCGTCAGTTACAGTAATATCATATCCTGGTCTTAAAATGTTTTCATCATGAGTACTAAAAAGATACTTATTCTCAGTAGCATCAATTAGAGAAACCTTATTAATATCCCACTCGGTTTTAACGTTAAAATTCCAATTATCAGATCTAATTACATCAGATTCTATTCCCAAAGATTGGAGTTTAATAGTATCATTTACATTATACAAATATGTTGGTTCATCTAATTGAAGATCTTTAAGAGTAGTAGTAAATCTAACTTTAATTTGAGTAGATGTAGTAATGCCAACATAAGCATATGAATAGTCATCTAAATGTATATCTTCTTTTCTCTCAATTCTTTTAGTTAAAGTAACTCCAGCACCTGTTAGAACGTCGAAAAATTGATTAGAACTTTTACTTCCATACTTTAATTTAAGTTGCTTTCCATCTTCATCAAGAGTATCTAATTCTCCAGAAGGAGGAAATCCAATAGTGGAATCAACATCTAAAACTGTAGTTCCAGATCCAACAGTAGTTAAAAGTTGAGTTTTTGGATTAGGTTTAAACTTTCCAAAAATAGTTCCACTACTTAAGTCAATATCTCTTTGATATCCAGCATCAATACTAATTTGATAATATTCTCCGTCTCCATAAAGCAAATTCTGAACATTAGTTACTGTTCCTCTAGATTGAGTGCTATCTTGGAAAAGAGTTAAATTCTTAAGATCTTCAGGATCGCCACTTATTTTTTCAACAACATAATCTTGAGTAACCACATAATCAGTATCTGAAGGACGGAATAAAAATTCACTAGGTTTGAGAACTTTTACTTCATCTCCATACAATGCTCTGAAAAGTATTTTAAATCCTTCATCAGTTCCTTTGGCATCATAAAAACTACTAGCACCAAAAAGAAAATTTCTTTCATTGAGATCACCACTCAATTCCCTTTCAGAAAATCCAGGAACAACCTGACGCTTAAGTTTTCTGAAAAATTCCTTAAGGAATAGAATATTTAAATTCTGTATCTCACTCCCCTTCTCATGCTTCTCAGTAACAGTTTCTTTAAATACTAACTTATCTGGGGTATCACTCCCAATGTAGGTTGTAATGCCACTGAACCCCCTTATACAGTTCTCAAAAGAGGTTGTAGTCTTATTACCATAGAATATGATCTCATTATCAATTTTTATAATACCATTCTTTTCTGGAAATCCTTGCGTAAAATTAGTAGAAGCGTCTGTACTTACAGTGGTATCTACAAATGAAACATCATCACCCAATAGAGTAGAATCTTTAAGATTATATAATTCATCAACTTTTACATATTGATCCATATTTTGCAATAGATCATATGTTCCACCATCTATCTCTTGAGACAAATAATATTGCTGTAAAAATTCCCCAAGAAGAGGAAAATCTTCCTGAACATACGTTGGGAGTTGGCCAGTAACTAGGTCTTGGAATTGGATTCTATCTATTGCCATTTACTTTAAGATTATATTTTTATGAAGAGTAAATAGGGTTTCCACGAATTAAATTATTTACATAACTAGATTTAACAAGATAATTACTACCAGAATTATCATTTCCAGAAGAAATTCTGTCATCCACCATAGAAACTACCACGTTATTCATATCTAGTTGTAAATAAAGGTCCTGTAATCCAATCACATCATTGGAATAAGGAGTGGCAGAAATTTCAAGTAAAGATGATTTACGATTCATTTCAGTTTGTATAAATTTAACAGGATTAAGTTTAACTTCTCCTTTAATGTAATCAATTGTACCAACTGATTTTTTAACCACTACAACCTCTGTGGGGGAATTTAATTTAAAGAAAAGCAGTGATCCTGTTTTTAAATCTGAATTTGGAATATCTCCCAAATAAAGAGTACTACTTAATCCACTCACTTTAAACCCAGAAGACCTAATATTATATCCAATAACTTCATTATCCATCACTGGAGGTTTCCCGGGGTTTCTAATATAGAATCTATTACCAAAGCAAATTTCATATTCACCAAATTGACCTAAGGCAGCTTCCAGATCTCTTCTCATAGCCACTGTTGTGATATTAGAAGTTACTGCTTCACTACTGTCATCAATGACTTTTTGGAATTTACTATACTTAAATCTCCCACCAAATTTATTTAACTGAGAAGAATTTGAGTAAGTTAGAATATTTGATAATACTGTTGATTTTACATTCTCAGGACCTGAAGATAGATTGGTATTATAATAAACATTAGAATTAGATTCTAACCACAAATACTTCAAATCAACAATTTCGGGGATAATTCCAGCAACAGAGTACCTTCTTAAGTCATTTGCAATGCTTCTTTTAATGGAACTAGATAAATGAGTGCCATTATGTGGTTTAACGCTGATAAAAACTCTTCCATATGCTGGTGGATTTAAAGTTTCACCACCATAAGCAGAAACAGATTCTGTTTCTGGGTAAATTTGGGGTATAATTGCTTCATAATCTGAAGCAGTTACTGCTCTATTCTTAGCAGAATAGATTTGAGTAGAATATTTTTTAACCGATTCTACACTTTCAATGGAAGATCCTCCATAAGAGGCAATTTCTGTATTAATAACTGAAATTCCAGTGGTAACAGCTGCCCCATTTTGGTCTAATAACTGACCAGCAAAGGAAAATTGTGAAATATTATTACCTAATTCACCACTATTAACCACATAAGTTGTTTCGATATAAGATAAAGCGGATTCACTCAACTCCATTCCAAAAATTCCATCTCCGAAGAGTAATTCATACCTCTCATCTTCTACTTCTTGAAGAAAATATATGGGAGTTTGAGAATCTATCTTATATAAACTGTTAAATTGTCTAAAAACTCTTGAAACAGTGGAACTTTCGTCTCTTTTTACTATAACTTTAAGTAAACTGGTGTCAATTCCAGTGTTAGTGAGGATAAATCGCTGATTAGGAGTCCTAGAACTGACTGCAAATGACTGTTTAACAAAAGTTCCTTCATAAATTGGAACATTTTGGAAAGATGCAATGCCTCCAGGACTTACAGTTGCCTTAGTTTCCTCTAAAACGGAAAAAACATAAGATTGATTTCCAAAAAGAAGACTAGATGTTGCAATAATTCCTGGTTGTAGAGTTATTGTTGATATATTCTTCGTAGCAACATTAACTTCAAAAGAAATTGTTGCTGTTGCTGCTTTTCTTGACCTAGGTACATACCCTATATTCCTTGCCAGAGAGACTACATTCTCTCTTAGGGTAGCACTGTCAATAAACACCTCATTACTCACCATATTAGCATTATATGAGGAGATATATGTATTATATGCTAATGTGTCTATAATTGTAGATAGGTTTGATCCCTCAAAATCATAATCAGTAAAATTGCTGTTCGCTTTCAAATAGTCTCGTATAGAGACCTTAATTTGATCAAAATCGATATTGCTAAAATTTACTAAAGGCATTTACCTAGTGGGTTCTAATGCGAATGTGAGCTCTTGTAACTGAACATCAATACCAACAATGTAGTATTGAATTATAACATCAAATTGATTTTTATCAGATTGAGCATTTACTATAACTTCATTTAACCTAACTCTAGGTTCAAAGTTTTCTATAGTGTTTACAATTTCAGATTTGATGGTAACAGCAGTCAATTTATCCAGTTTTTCAAAAAGTAAATTCGTCACTTGTGATCCTAAAACAGGATTAAAAGGACGATCACCTGGAACTGTCATAATAAGATTACGAAGGGATCTTGCAATAGCATAAGAATTATTTAAAGATATTAGATCTCTATTCAGAGGATTAATCTGAAAAGTAGCGCTAATATCCTTAAATGATTGACTTACCCTTTGTACAGGCACTTTCTTACTACAAGATTTCTATCTTATTTAGTCACTAAAATTCATTTAATGTAATAGGATCATTTTTAGGATCCTGCTCACCTTCTTCATCTATAAAATAGAGGTCGTTGTGTTCCGAAACTTTACTTTGTTTAGGTGTAGCACTATCATTAGAAATTTCTCTTAGAAATTCACTCTTAGTTATTCTGTCCATTTTTATTCGTCGTAAACTCTACATTCGAATGCATCAGGATGATTCTCACAATACACCTCTAATTTTGAATCTTGGTGTCGTGTATGATAATCATTGATTTTACCACTATTGGGATCAATTTCATCATTTTTATGGTACTCATCATAATAAGCATGAGAAGTTTTTAAATCTTCCTTAGAATACTCAAGTACCCCACCATTAATATGTTCCTTATTATCTTTAGGGTCAAGATAAACTTCATGATCCAAATCGTGTTCAGTTGCGTTAGTCATCGCTTTTAACATCCAACGTTACTATTTACTATAGAGCGACGCAAGGGTTTCCGCTATTTTTTAGGAAACCATAAAAAAACCCCACAGAGGGGGGTCAGGAATTTTCTGTATTAA